GACGCCCACGACATGTTCGGGTCGGTCGTGATCGGCTTGCCGAGGAAGGTGTCAGGCGCCCCCGCAGTCGTGGCCGGCTGCCAGAGGTAGCGGCCGTCAGCATCCTTGAGCTTCCGGAGGAAGAGCACCCCCGCATCGCTGGTGTAGAAGTACGCGTTCCGGCGGTACTTCGAGATGATCGCGTGCTGAAGCTCGACCACCTTGTCAGTGGCCGTGGTGCCGGTCGACGCGAGAGACAGCGTGCCCGCGTTCAGGGTGATCGCCGGAAGCAGGCCGTTCGCCTCCCCGGTACCGGTCCCCTTCAGGAACGCCTCGGCAGTCTCCTCGGCGATGGCTTCGCCCATGTCCTCGGCGATCAGCGAAGCGAGCGGAAGCGCGCCGTCGTCGAGCATCTCGTTCGTCGCCTCGGCGATCACACCCACCTTGTGGGAATCGATCTCCCACCGGGTGAAGCTCATGTCGCTCTTCGGGTAGGTCGCGCCCTCGGCGACCTTCGACGCGATCAGACGGCCGTTCTTGACGGGCCATTCCATCTTCTCGCCGGACTGCGAGGTGACGACGCGAACGCCCGACTGCATGAACGGGGACGACTCGCGAAGCGACTGCATGACCTCACGAACGAAGGTGCTCTGAATCGTGGTGCCCGCGTTCGCGGCATTGCCGGTCGTCGCGGTGCGCAGCTCGGAGCCGTCCGACACGATCTCGAAGCCGCGGGCTTCGCCCCGCGCCACCGCGCGGAACTGCTCGTCAAGGCTCTCGCCGTTGCGCTGCTCCTGGCGGTCGACGTTCGGGGCAAACAGACCGTCAGCGCGAGCAGTGAGGGAACGAACCTCTGCCTCACGCTCACCGCGCTCGACAGCCTCACGGGCTTCGGTCTCAAGGCCGTTGATCTCGACGTCCAGGCGCTCGACGCGCTCGCGCTTCTCGGCCTCGGAAAGGGTGCTGTCGTCGTTCACAGAGCGCATCTCGGTAACGAGGTTCGCGCGCTTCTCCAGCGCGGCCTTAGCCGCAGCACGGTAATCCATGATGTTCCTTAAGAGAGTTGAGGATTCGTTGCGGCGAATCAGAGAGCCGCGAGAGCCGCGACCGGATCGGTCGGCAGCTCATACACGGGGAGGAAGTTCCGCGCTTCGTTCAGCGCCGGAATGTCAACCTCACCGCGAATAGCGGCCCGGATCGCCTCGGGCGAATCCAGCCGCGCCACAGAAAGCCCGCGATCACTCGCGAGAGAGCGAAGCGCCCGTTCGTTCACCCCGGAAGACGAGTCGGTGTAAGCCGGGTACGTAACGGGTGAGACGTCGAAGAGACTGATCTTCCGAAGGGTTCGAAGGGGAAAGTCGTCTTCGTCGATGCCCCATGCATCGTCGATAGTGCGGAAGCCGAAGCTCGACTGTGTGACGTCGCCGCGCTCCATAGACACGGCGAGATCACGCGCATAAGTGGTGTCGGGCATGTCGGCTTCGTAGTGAAGACCTTCGCTGTCTTCCGACAGCCGCAGGGTTCCGCTCACGTTCCGACCGAGAATCAGGTTCGAGTCGTGATTGAACAGAGCGCGAATGTCGTCCTGCGTGATCGTCTCGGTAGTCGCCTTCTCGGCGACCTGCTCGCGGAAGCCCCCGAGGTTCTGAGACTTGCGCCCCCATCGGAGCGCGTAGCCGTAGAAGGTGAACTTTTGGCCTTCGCTGCGAACCTCGAACTCCGTCGAGACGTCGTTCCATGCTCATTCGGATGTCTCCTGCTCGCCCTGGTCGCCTTCCGGCGGGGTTTCTTCGGGTGCTTCCTTCGGTTGCTCATCCGGCACCGCCGGAGCTTCCGGGGCGGGGGCAGGGGGCTTCTCCTCGCCGACGATGGCGAGATTGAGCGGCATGTAGAAGTGCGTTCCGTTCTTCTTCGGAAGCGGCTCCATGTCCTCAAGCGCGCGAATCTCATCGGCCGTCATGAAGCCGTTCGTCAGCGCAGTTCGGTACGACTCGTAACGGTCCTTCGTCTTCGAGCGAAGACGCGCGTCAAGGTTGAACTTGATGAACTGCTGTCCGGGCAGAAGGAACGTGCTTACCGCCTGCTCGATGCGCACGATCCACGGCATCAAGGTCTGATCCACGAAGAAGCGGTTCTGTTCCTCAATGCCACTCCCCCATGTGCTCGTCACGCTACTGTCGACCAGATAGGCCGGCACGCGATAGAGAAGCGCAATCTCGGTCTTCTGAAACCGTCGCGTCTCCAAGAACTGAGCTTGTTCGGGCGTGATCGAGATGGGCTTGAAGCTCGCACCGCCGGTCAACACACCCACGGTGTGGCTGTTGTTGATGCCCGCGTGAGTCTTCTTAAACATCGAGCGGAGAAGCTTCGCTTCGTCCGGCCGAGGCGTACCGGGATGCTCGATGACACCCGCCATGGTGGTTCCCTGCGAGAAGAACCGCGCGCCGAATTCCTCGGCAGTCATGCCGAGGCCGATAGCCTCCCGTGCCATGTCGAGCGGGGAGAGCCCGCGACTGCAACCGGGCACCGTGAATGCCGGTATGTGCAGGATCGAGCTACGGCCGAGCAGCTCGGGCACGCCGGTTACGCGGTACTGGTCATCGCCCGCAGGGCCCTCTTCGATCTGCACGTCTTGGGGGTGCAGACAGTAGAGAGCCTGAATCACTCCAGCGTCATTGCGGATGATCGCAAGGAACGCGTTCCCGTCGCTGAGAAGCGACACGATCACGCGGTGCCAGAAGGCGTAAGACGTCTGGAAGGGGTTCGGCTGTCGGATCCAGCGCGGCGACTTCGCACCGTCGAGCATCGTCTTCTTGCCGGTCACCTTCGAGAAGTGGTCGACCGGAAGCGATGCGATGCCGTCCGCAATCAGGGATTGGCACGCATAGACCGAGATCATCTGAAGCGAGCTGTCGCGGCTCACGCGCTTGCCCGAGAAGGTTCGCCGAGTGAGCCCCGAGAACTCATCCTCCCAAGAGCTACGCGGCGACGTGAGGCCGAGCGCACGGCGCTCACGGATGCGTGTAAACAGGCTCACCGCTTACCCCCGTCCGCCGCGTAACCAATCAGCCCGAGGCCGAGAGCGACCGCGAGATGCCCGAGAGGGCGCGCGACGTCATAAGCAGCGAGCGCGACAAAGCCCAAGCTGCCCGCCTGAAAGGCGGTCGGCGTGTGATGGGTAACGGCAGACAGGAGTGAGCGGCTTGCCGTAGCAAGCCACTTCATTACGTCCCCTAGTCGTCGTCATCCGGGAAGAAATACTCTTCCCGTTCAGCCTGCCGAGAGGCAGGAGTGAGCAGAGCCTCAAGCTCCGTATCCGAATACGTCTCGTTGAAGTTGATGAACGTGACGTGAGCCTCTTCCTCTTCGGGAAGAGCCGTCAGGAAGAACGCGTTTGCCAAAGCCGCGACACCGTCGATCTTCTCGCCCGACTTCGCCTTACTCGGCTTCACCAATCCATCGTTCGTAACGTCAAGCTCGACGTTGTCGGCCATCCAACGAAGCACCGGATGCCCGCCATGCCGAAGCTCGCGGCCAGCAAGCGCGCCCTCAATCGCCTTACATGGATCGTTCAGGCGAGCCGCGCTCTGCGGAACCTTGACCGCAGTAAGGCCGTGCTCCTCAAGCTCATTGATGAGCTGCGTTGCGTTCCACGGGTCATAGCCGAGATACCGGATTCGGAACTCCTCGGCGTCCCGCGCGATGTGCCGGAAGATGGCCTTGAAGTCTGTGGTCGGTCCCTCTGTGACCGTCAGAACTTCGTCACGCTCCCAAACCTCGAAGCTGGTCTTCATTTTCGAGCGTCGGTCGACCGCCGGCCGAGGAACGAAGAAGTGCGGCAGCACTGTCCAGCCGTCCGCCTCGGGATCGTCCGGGCTTCCAGGGAAGAGCAGGACCCAAGCGTTAAAGTCGCCGGTCGCTGCAAGGTCGATACCGGCGAAGCAGGGGCGCCCCTTGAGCTTCGAGCGGTCGACCTTGACGGCCCCGTTCTCGTCCCAAAGGTGCATGTCCAACCACCGGTTGGCCTGCGACACCCACTGATTCAGTCGGAACACTCGGAAGGCGTTCTGAGCTGTCGGCTTCTCCTTGGCTTCGTCCGCCTCGGCCCGAAGGTTGTTGATGTTCAGGAAGCTGCCGAGGGCAGGGTTCGCGAGATACCAACCGGTCCCCTTCGGGTGCTTCGCCGAGGGCGGCTCTCCCTCGTTCGTCCAATCCCAGTCATCGGGGACGTTCCGCGCGAAGACAAAGCGCGCGGGATCTAGGTTCTGATCCTCGCGGACACGAAGCGAATGCTCATGCTCTTCGAGCGCAAACGCCGCAGTGCGGTACGCGGCAGTAGTCGCCGCAATCATGATCGGCTGTCGGCGAGTACCGAAACCCTGCCTCATGCTGTCCCAGAGATGCCGGTCTCTCTGCGTCAGAACCTCATCAAAGAGGACCATGCTCGGGTTGGTTCCGAGGGCGCCGGCCGCATCGCCCGGCAAGACCTGATAGAAGCTATTGGTCTTCCGATCGATGATGCGCTTCTTCGAATCGATGATCTCAAGCCGGGCCGAGAGGATCGGCGACAGCTCGACCATGCGCTTAGCTGTGTTGTAGACGAGACCGGCCTGATCTCGGTCAACTGCGACCGAGTACACTTCGGCGGATTCCTCGAAGTCCCCAACAAGACCCAGCAACGCGAACGCGGAAAGCAGCTCACTCTTCCCGTTCTTGCGCGCCATCTCAAGCCACGCAATCCGGTACTGACGAACGTATTCCTCGTACTGGTCATCCCACATCATCGTACCGAAGAGCGGACGAACGATTTCGTTCTTCTGCCACTCGTCGAGAATGAACGGGGCACCCGCGTGGCGCCCCTTCGTGTGCACAATCAGCTTCTCAATGAAGTTGACCGCGTGAGTCGCCTTCTTCTCGTCGTAGTAGAAGAAGCCTTCTCGCGGATCGATCGGCCCGAAGGGGGAAAGGATAAGCTCGCTCACTCCCGCCCCCTTCTCCTCTCTGTGCTTTCACAGAGAGAAGACGTGTAATAGGGCGGAAGTCGCTACACGCGATTTCCCTTTGAAGCATTGCAGCCGAAGTGCGCCGTCTGGCAATTCGACAGAACATGCCCCGGAGTGCCGGGGCCGTGCGACAGTGGCACGACGTGATCCAGGGAGGCACTCCGCGGATTCGGGTAGCGAAGGGCCCGGTCGACGGGCTCGCAGCAGAGCTGACACACGTACCCGTCGCGCCGGAAAACGGCCGCTCGGCTCACCTTCGTGTACGGCACGCCCCACCGCTCACACCGGAGCTTCAAGGCATACTCGCGACGCGAGAGCCAACCGGGCGACCGCTTGCGCCTACGGCGCTTCTTCACCTCGGCCACGGCTAGAGAGTCGCTGTCTCGCGAGTGACCGTCAGCGTGTCCGAGACGGCCGAAGAGACAACGTCCTCGGGCCGTCCCGTGTGCTCGGCAACGGCCGTCGAGCAGGCATCCCGCAGGTCGCGAAGCGCGTCATCGATGGCAGGCGTGCGCCGGCCGAGGTCGCCAGTGATGCGGAACTCAATCGCGTACTCGTCGACCACCTCGGCGCGAACAGTGATGGTCGGATCGGGGTAGGAAGGCATGGGGTATCTCCTGATGGGCGAACGGGCAGGGGGAGCGCGGCAGTTGACGCCACCCGAACGCCTTCCGGCGCTCAACCCCTGCGGCCCCGAGACGGGGCAGAATGGCGGCTCTCAGCTCAGCAGAGAGAGAACCTGAGCATCGGGCCCTTCCCGCTCCTTCGGAGCCACAGAGAGCCGCGTGCGGTCGCTCGGCGACAAGCCGAAGCGAGAGCCGAACTTGATCATCATGTCTGCGCTGTCGCGCATGATCTGAGCAGCAGGATTCTTGACTAGGTTCCCGTCGCGCCCCTCGACCAGGGGGCCGCGCTCAGCCATGGCGAGCCGCGCTTCCTCGAACGAAGCCCACGCCGAGCAGTAGGCAATGAGGTAGGCCCGGTCAACGACCGTCGCGAGACCGAGGCGAAGCAGTTCGGGAACAACGCGGTTCCACTCGGCGAGTGCCTCCCCCTCGAAGTCGCCCGGCGGGGCGAGAGCCCCCGTGGCCGGCTCAGGCTCGGCTTCGTTCAGCTTCTTCTTCGAAGGGTTCCCTCGAAGCTTGTCGAGCTGTGTAGGTGTCCTCGGCGGACCAGGCATAGGGGCTTCTCCTCCCTTCGGTCGTTCGGGCCTCGGCCGTAGCACGCTCCCACCAGTTCCGGCCAACCCCCGCGCGTTCGAGATTCTGGAAAGACATGTGGGTGCCCTAGAAAGCGCTCAGAGTCTCGGATCCCCCCTCCCCCTCGGGGAGTCTCGGCAGGATCAGGCAGCGGAGTCTCAGTGATTGGTCTGCTGTCGTGCCGTGGGAGGCTGGAAGCTCTGTCGCTGCGCCGTTGGGCGCCTAGCGGGAGCGTGCTACTTGCCGCTCGACCCGTTAAGGCCGAGTGTCTTTGTTATTGGGCCCTGCGGGCCCTTCTCAGTGCTTGCTCTCGACTGCTATTGCATGAGCGGCATAGCACCTGCACGTTATCGAGCGTGTTACTTCCGCCCTGATCGAGAGGGCGGATGTGATCGCCGGTTAGGTCTTCGGTACTGCCGCAGTTGAGGCAGAAGGGATTGAGCGCAATGGCTTGCGCTCTTACCTTTCTCCACTGGGCATCGTACTTACCTTTGACCCGAGTGTTCTTGCTCTTGTGCTTACGTGGTGCTGCTGCCCAGCATGGGCATGCAGTGCCGAGGGGTCTTAGCTTTCGACAGCGATTGCACATGCTGTACGGCATGGGGTGCACCCCTTTTCGGAGGGGTGCCCCTCTGAGATAGAGCAGCGCGGGAGCGCTGCGTTCATAGAGAGAAGACCTGTAATAGAGGCAGCGCGGGAGCGCTGCCGTTCTATCTATC